TAATATCCAGGGTTAGGAGCGTTAGCTCCGGGTCGAGCCTATCACGGGCTCAAGGAGGGGAAACAAGTCCTCCGACCCAGCACAGGGTCTAAAAGACCCTGGCTGCCGCGGTATAAAGTTCCAACCAGAACTAAATGCAGCGGTCTTCAGGTAGTGGGGCTCCCTTAATCGGGATGAAGCCGCACCGTCCCGAAGTAAATTGCCTAAGGCGCACCATAAAATCCCAGCAGGGTTGTGGACGAGAAACCTCCACTTCCCATGCTTCCGGACTGAAATGGCCGCCGAAGTAACATGACTGAGATCGTAAGTAAGATCCCGGGCACGGTAACACACATAACGATCAGCCCCTGTTGAGGGGGCCGACCGGAGGTGGTGTCGAGCGTACCCGCCCCAATCACTTGGGGCACATGTTACCTGTTTCCCTAGGTCCTCTTTCAAGGCCAAGGGCACCTTCAAGCCGGCGTCATCATTCTCGTGTAACGGAATGAGAAATCGCTTTTCAGGAGGAATCCACCCATAAATCAGTTTGAGTGAATTAAACAGTGGTATACCGGCCCAACCGGACCAGTCTGCCAAACGGTTGAAGGCAACGTACTTGTCTTGCACGGTTCGCAGGGAGGAAACATACACCCCACGAACGAAAGCTCCATTGTACCAATCGGAGCCGCAAGACTCGCGGAAGGGACCATCGTCAAATGACTTCGTTAGATTAACTTCGAAGCCAAGTAAGGCGAGTAGGCGACACAGTGGTCTATATGCTTCACGGACCACAACAATGTCATCACCGAAAACGCCCCAATTCCCACGTTCCGTCTCATAGTAATCTGCCTTAGCGGCAAGACTACGCTTGATAAACGGAATGCCGAGCGTGCGGTACACTGCACGAACTGCACAGGAAAAGAAGATGGTCTGTAGGGCAAAAGTAAAACCATTGCCCATTGTCGATACCATGTTAAGCTGCACAACTCTGCCATCCGGTAGCCGGGTAACTGGCGACCGAAGAGCTTTTACCCATCTCCTCACGGAGGGTGGGCAGTCAGCGAGTCGACGCATGGCTATTGTATCAGAGGCGGAGACAAGATCGATCGTTGCATATGATCCGTCTTTGCTCCCCTTCAACGCAAGCCAGCCGTTGAATTCCGCTTGGCTCGGGACAAACTTCCCCCGAGACCTGCTGAACAGAGGGTCACCCCGCATGAAGCGGGAAACCCCATCATCTATCGTGCCACGAAAATCAATGTGGTAACGAGTTTTAAGATGCTGTTCGAACACGGAACCGAGACCTAGTTGGTAATACATATTGACTATGGCCTCAGTGCAGGTGGTACGACTAATAGTCCGCTTTTTAGGGACAAACGCTAAAACGTTACCGTCTACTATCTCCTCGCCGTACACGATTGATCGCAGTAGTTGCGCCTCACCGGACGTGTCAAAAGAGAAGGAGTCTTCTTCAAACATCTGAAGTAGAAACTCGGACGTCGCTGTTAACTTACTGGAGCAGTGCTTAGCGTAAGCACTTTGTTCTTTCGCTCCTTGAGCAGCGCCGGGGCCGTGACGAGCTGCAGCGCGGATTGTCTCCCGGCAAACTGGGAGATCGTACCACGCTTCTTCCTTAGCATCATAATACAGGAAGAAATCGTCAAGGCTGCTGGTGTACTCACCAAGCATGGTAGCTTCGAGATCGGAGCAAGGGGCTTTGTCGGCCTCTGCGCAACGGTCGTTGCATTCCAGGAACTTGGCAAGAGCAGCATCATCTGCACCGATGTCCACCACATCCTCAAATTTTGAAAGGAGTGATTTCAAAAGGGCAGCCACACGGATACCTGCCACCGAAGAATCGGGGCGTCGCATTTTCTCCCCGTAGGGATCAAACACATCGCCTGCAACCTCAGGCAGAAAGGCGTTAACGTCACTGACAACGGCATTGTAAAGATCGACAGAGTTAGTACCCATGCAGTCCTC